TCCAGCTCCCGCACTGCCTGGTTGACGAAGGCTTGAAACTCGGTTGCCGTGACACCGGCCACGCCAAGCGGCGCCTGGGATGAATGCCCAACCTCGAGTCGATATGCATAGGGCACATTATTCGCAAGCCAGATCGAATTGATACCGCTGCGATAGGAAGCCAGTACCGCCGCCCCTGCCGCATTGGTTGCGCTGCCGCTAGGATCAACGCCATCAACTTCGCCCTGAGCCGGACGCCCGAACGTGACCTGCCAGTTCCGGCGAAACCGCCCGCCGACATAGCCATCAGGCCCGTCACCCTTCCACAGATCAGGATTGCCCACCGGGGAGCGATCAACGACCTTGGCGAGCATGTCCGTCCCGACCTTGCGAACCACGTCTTCGGCGTTGCCCTGGGCCTTCTCGATGAACTTGGACAGATCAAGCGCGAATGCCATGTTATTTCCTCAGTTGGACAGACCACGTTGCGCCGGCCGGATCTTGCTCGACGCGCACGACCTGCATTCCGTCTAGCGTGTCGCCCATCTCAGGCGCTCGCGTGACTTCCGTTTGCAGGGCCAGCAACTGAAGGTCGGTCGCCTGAATCAGCGTGCCGTCTATCTGGTCGAGCCGGTAACCGCTGAACACGCCGCGCCCCTCATAGGGCAGATCCGTCGCGGTCATCTCGCCCGTTGCTGGGTCATAGACCGCTTCGTCCGCATGTGAGGCCGTGAAGGCGCGCACAGCGTCCGACAGGTCAGTATCGAACGCCTCGGCAATGTCTCTGCTCAAGTCATCGCGTAGGCCCATGTCAGCCCCTCACAAGCCGGACTTGACCGGCAGACAGATAAGGAGCCAGCAATGCCATCGCGAACGACTCGCCAGCGGTCACGGTGCGAGCGGTAGCTGAGAACGTCTTGCTGCTCGACACGCCACCCGCCTCTACCGACTTGCTCAGCACTCCGGTTTCGGATGCCCCGTAAAGCGCCCCTGATGCCGCCTCGCGTGCGATCTCCGCCCCTGCCTGTACAACCGCAGCAGGAACCTCTTCGAACGCTGGCAGCGGCTTTGCGCTAAGCCATGTATTGGCCATCAGCACCGCGCGAGCAGGGTCGCCAGTACCGGCCCAGCCTGCACCGAGCAGCGCGTCTACCTGCGCGACAGTGATGTAATCCATGGGTTACGCCTCGGGTAGCAGCTTGAGCATCTGAGCCTTGGTCGCATTCGGCTCGAACTCAATGCCGAGGCTCGTCAGGTGTTCTTTCAGCTTGCCAGCGCTGAGCTTGGTCGCGTCGACCGGATCTGTATCGGGCTTCGCGTCAGCGCCGCCCTTGGATTGTTCCGCCTGTTCGCGGCGCATTCGGTTAAATGCTGCAAGTCCCATGATTCTCTCCAGCTATGTGAATGACCATCCGGGTTTACCCT